GTGACAATAAACGCAACTTCAGCGTTAGGTGCCATTTGCGCGTTTGTTGTGGTAATGGTGCCTGCTGACTTGTTTAATGTTACGCCCGAAGCCTTATTGCCCGTTTGCGTTACCGTTCCATACGCGCTATCGGTATAGCCTGTTTTTGAGGTTGCAAAAATAGATGTGCCGGTGATAGTTTGCGGGTTGGTAGCGCCGATAATGCCCCCGTCAATGTCTTGATCAAGGTACGCAACGCCAATAGGCTTAGTAAAGCTCATTTATTTCTTCTTCGCAGTTTTGGCAGACTCTTTGAACGCCTTGGCTGTCGGAGCGCCAGGCGCGCCTGGTTTACGCATCTTCTCGCCGCTGCCTTCTTTGATACGTTCGCGTTTTGCCGCGATATTACTGTACAAGCCGGGTTTTGTCGCCATGATTAGCACTTCCATCGTTTAAGGGCTGCTTTAGCGCGTTCGCCGTCTTTGGCGTTGGCTGCTACGGCGCCCATTCTTGCACAAAATGAATCCTTGCGGCCTTGGTCTGCCTTGGTCTTGGGGTTTGGAGCCGGCGCTTTGAGGTTTGAGCCAGTCGCAGCGTTGTATTTCTCGCGGCCTTTGGCCGTCAGGCCAGCGCCCTTAGACACCGGCAGTTTTTCACCGCGTCCAACAGACAAAGAAACAGTTTTTTTCGTTGCCATCTAGCTTCCCATCCAAGATGTGTTGGCCGAAGTGTCTGAATACGTTCGGCGGGTGGTTGTTCGCGCATTGTACTCGCCCCGATGTGCCACAGGAAAGGCAAACGTCACGCAAATAGCGTCCGCAGCGTCTGGCGAGGCTAAACCACGCGCCTTCATGTCTTTTTTTGATTCCAAAAAAATTGTTCCACGTGAATCAGGTTTCATCATAGGCGAAATCAAGTCCGTCTTCAAGAACCTGTCGTTTGGAATACTGGCCGTCTTGAGCCACTCCCGCATGTCGCCCCACATTTGCGCCCTCATGTTGCCGTACATGATCGGGTTTTTGGACTTGTTGCCAAAGTTTACGCCCTTGATCTTGTAGCGCTGCTCTTTGAGCCTGTCCACAATGCCCGCCCCCAGCCCGCCCTCGTCGATGACGACCAGCGTGGGCTTGTATTCCTCAATGGCGTCGATCACATACCCCACCACGGTCATGGTGTCGTCGCCTCGGTGCCTAATGATCTTCACAATGTCGCGCCCTTGCCGCACGGCGATGACCGTAGCGTCCGCGCCGAACCGCGCCGGATCGACCCCGATCACAATAGGCGCGCTCAAGTCCTGGTACTTGACCCGCTTCATGGCCTCATCGACCGTGTTGGCGCCGATGAACTGATCATCACCCGCGCTCGGGAACTGGCCGTACACCTCAACGTGCGCTTGGGCTGAGTCCGGCCCGTACTCGTCAATGATCTGCTGGTAGACCGCCTTGTCTGTCCCCTCGACCGTGCGGGCGTCCACCACCTTGGTATTCCAGAAGTCGCGCTTGGAGTGGAACGTCTCGTAAAAGTACCCCGTGTTGCGGCGGGGGTTGGAAAACGCAAACCAAAACCTGTTGGGCGTGTTCTCCGTAAAGAAGCCCGCCGTCACCGCCCAGATGGCGTCATCAATACCGCTGGCTTCGTCAAAGATGACCAGCACGCCGTCCATGTTGTGCACACCGGCAAACGCGTCCGGATTTTCAGCCGACCACAGCCGCCCCTCAACGCCCCAATACCTGGTGCCCTTACGCAGATCGCGCTCGACTAACTCGGTCAGCCATTTGGCCGGTTGCAGACTGGTTGCGCTGACCTCAAACCAGTGGCTGTTCAGCCCCATCGCCAGCCACTTGGTGATCTCGGCCCAAGTCACCTTACGCAACTGCGACTCGCTGTTGGCCGACACGATGGTTGTCGAGCCGATCCGCGTGGACAGCATCCAGATCACCAGCCAACTGACAAGGGCCGATTTGCCGATACCACGGCCTGACGCAACCGCTTCGCGCAGGGTATCGAAGTCAATCTTGCCGTTGTTCTGCTTAATGTGCGCGGCAATGTCTTGCATTACATCGCGCTGCCACTTGCGCGGGCCACTGAAATGCTCCAGCGGCGTGCCCTTGACGCCCCACGGAAACAGCAGCATGACGAACGCCAGCGGGTTGTCCTTGATCTGGGGCGACCACAGCCGCGCCATCAACTCTTGTTCGTCTTCAGCGCTGTACTTGGTGGACTGCATCTAGTTTTGGCGTGAGGTATTCACTTGGGTTGTTCTCGATAACGTCCATGACGCGCCGCTCGGCTTCGGCCAAGGCGGCGGTGATCGAGATGCGCTGATCCACGTCAATGGTGATGGCCTGCTTGGCAACCCAGCCGTGGACGTGTTGCAAGATAGCCAGGCTGGCTTTGGCGTCTCCCTCGGCGGCGGCTCGGTGCAGTTGGCGTGAGGCTTCTATCTCGCCATCAGCCTTGCCCTTTAACGCAGCGACCTCGGCAATCGGGTCAAGCTGGCACAGTTGGCGGTACTCGGTAGGCAACATGCCCGCAGCCATAGCCAAGCTGTCGCCCTTGAGGCCCAACTTGGCAGCGTCGTAGATTCGGTTTAAGCGCGCTTCTGTCGCTTCGACTTTGCGCGCCTCAAATGGAAGCGAGTAAAACATGGATTCTCCAGCCACTGGTACGTGTGCTTGGATTCTATATTAAAAAAAATTTTGTTTGTAGCCCCTACGCCACCGTGGCCCACTGGCCGCCGGCCCTACCCCCACCCCCTAAGTTAGTGAGCACTTACTTACAGCTAGGGTATGTGAGCACTCACTTACATGTATGTCGGGCATGGGTCAGTTAGGTTGACCCAAACAAGTTGACAGCTTGCAACACGCGAGCCGGTGACCATGTGCGCCCATACATGCGCGGTCATGTTGTATGGGTCATTTAGGCCATGTGCAAAGCATTGACCCAAAAGACACAAAGCCATTTTGCGGGGGGCTTCTGGCGTGGCGGGTTATGGGTCATTTAGGTTGACCTAACGCAGTCGCTGGCTTATAACATTGTATACAGTTACCGTATACAGTATTGTATACACTATATTTAACATCAGTTTATATATCTAATGACCCAAAAGACCCAAAACCCTAGCATTTCATTCGAGGCACGCATAGGCCAAAACCGCCTAAATCACGGCTTAACTTTTGGCATAAATGACCTAAACACTGTAAAAGATAAGTTTACATAGGGAAAGTCCCTAGCATTTAGCCCTTGACATTGCAAATAATTCCCTTACACTACATACATCAACAACCCAAAGGAGCTAGCATGACATTCGCATTCATTCCAAAGGCCGCATACAAAATCGGTCAAATTATTCAAGTACACGGCGCGCCAATGCGCGTGGAAAGCTACACGCACACAGGGCGCAATGTGACCGCCGTCACATTACCAGGCGCGCCGCGCTTTAAGCGCATTGTGTGCGTATGCACTGATGCACCGGCCATTGAGGGGGTGACAGCATGAAAGAGTCAGACATCAAACACGAAGCTGGCCGGTTTTGGGTTTTAGACCATAAAACCGGATACAGCGTAATGACCGCCGGCGCTACGCATAGCACCGCCGATAGCACCTATGCGCGCACGCCTGACGGCTTGAGCATAGCTATCGCGCGCGCCAACTACCTAGCAAGGGTAAACACCTAGAAAATAGGTGTTGACATGTGTAAAACAATTCTTTACAGTAGAGCTATCAATCAACTCAAAGGGGCAAACAATGAAAAGCTATCAAGTAGAACTCAAGTGCATAAGCTATGTTAGTTTAGAAGTTGAGGCAGACAGCCCAGAAGCTGCGGAGGCCGCTGCGTGGCTGGAATTGCAAACCGGCGACTATGACGATAGCGCCACAAGCTGGGAAGTGGAAAGCGTGGAGGCGACAGCATGAACCGCTATATTTTCACCAAGCGCGCCTCAGCTTTGCGCGAATTAATCGGCGCGCTATTCAGTGCACTAGGCGCGCTGCTGCTCATAGGCGGCGGCGTAGTGCTGCTACTCTCATTTTTCGATGTCTTAACTAAGTAAAGGTAAATTATCATGCAAGCCATTAAAAAAGCACTCATCGAAGCTAACGCGCGCCCGTTTCAAGAGCGTTATTTCAGCCAGCCTAAACATGAGGCGCAAGAGGCGCTCTTAGGCCGCACGCACTATGTTGATGACGCGACATTGCGTTATTTTCACGCTCGCATCATTGACGCGCGCCCGATCATGGAGGGGCTATTTTTTGAGATTATGGAAAGCAGCAGCAAAGACATGCACAACACCGCGCGCGGTTTTCGCGTAGTGGTCTTTGATGTTTTTGGGCAGACTGTTTATCGACCAGGCATTGAAGACATGAAAAGCACCAGCGCCGCCGCGCGCAAAGAATACGAATTAGATTTTGCGATCATTGACCCCGCCGCTTACTACACGGAACGGCTACAAAGCCGCGCCCGTACGCTGGCGCGCGAAGCCGAAGCCCTGACCAAAGCAGCCGAACAGGTGGCAGCATGAAAACGGCAGAACATTTTGCACTTGACCAGTGGCTCACGGAATATCCTGACAACCTCACTTATGCGGAAGTCATTGCCATTTTGCAAGACCCTGAGAACACATGGCGCGCGGAAAGCATTTCAGTCTGGGAAGCCGCCGAAAGTTTCCCGTTGGAACATGTCGCCGAATTTATCAACAGCACTAAATCACATTTTGAAAGAGTAACAGCATGAACACAATCACCATTGGCCGCACTACTTACAAGCTGCGCGACACATCGACCATTTTTAGTGACCATGCCAAGTGCACTGGCAAGCATAAGCCGGTCAAAAGCAAAGGCGGCGAAAAGCGCTTTTACCCGCCACAAGGCGCGCAAATGTCAACCGCCGATTATGTGCGCGCGTATGAGAACATGAACAATAAAATCATGCCTTGGGGCTGGCAAGCCCTGACTGAGCATGTCAGCCAAGCCCAAGGCGAAGACACTTTCGAGGTGGAAGCATGACCTACGAAGTACAAACCCGCATGTATAACAGTTGGGAAAATGTCTGGACGGATAGTCTGGACGATACCATTGTCACTTTCGCGACACGTGAAGCCGCGCAAGCAGACCTGAACGACTTTTTACGTGAACTCGCTTACGCTGTAAAAGCCGGACACTTGGACGATTACAACCCTGAAGATTATCGAATTGTGGAGGTGCAAGCATGATTGACTTACATGTTCCATCTTATGGCCTAGTGCTGCAACTACTGAACGCCGCCCTTTGCGAGTTATCGCACGGGGAGACTGATGAGGCCATTGCCACCATTGAACAGGCGCGCTCATTGCTGGAAAGTCTAGGAGTTGACGCATGACATTAGAAACTATTCAATCAGCGCTGTTTTGCGCTTATGACCTACGAAATGCCATGACCAGTGAGGACAAGCGCCGGCCAACGGAAAACGAAAATTTTGGCGACACCTTGGCCGAATTAATTGGCTATCTTGAAGCATTGGAGGTAGAAGCATGAAAACAGAAGACCAGTTGAGCAATGCATTTTTTGCGGATGCATTCCCCGATGCCGATAGCCCCGCTGAGTTGTACCGGCAAGTGTACAAATACACCGCTTGCGGCGCATATCTAAGCGTGCTAATCGAATACTACAAAACCATCGAACCCGATGGGTTTAATGACTTTCCATTTGACAAACTGGTTAGCGAATGGGTTCACTGCGGCGGACTCGACCAGCTTGGGACTTGGAAAGACTTAGACGAAAAGGGGGTGTTAGTCACCGCCATGATGCTTGGCAGCATTGTCGAAGTGGTAGATCAATGCACGCAAGATTTTGTGCTAGAGGTTCAGCAACTGGACGAAGAGCCGGAGGACTATTACAAGCGTTTTTATGTCGCACTGGATGAAGTTGAACAGGAAGCGGCGTCTATCTGGAACGACACGCACGGATGCGAAACCTGTGCCAAGCATTTTGGGATAGATCTTGATGCGGAA